GTAATGGTGATAGAATTTTAAGAATAAGACCAACTTCTGGTGGTCTTAGGGTAGGTAGTGGCAGTATTCATGGTTGGTCATTAGATACAAATGGTTACGAAAATATTAGATTTACTAGAACATCTGATATGAAATTTTACATTAGTAATGCAGAAAAAATGACATTAGACCACTCTGGTCAGTTAGGTATTGGTATAGTAAATCCTGATACTAAGCTCGATGTAAATGGAACATTTAGAGCAAGCGGAGTTGGTACTTTTGGTAGCGACTTAGATGTTGGCGGAAATCTTGTTATTGATGGAGATTTAGAAGTAAGTACTGAATCACACTTTTATGATACAGTTTATCTTAATGGTTCAACTTTAGATGTTTCTCAATCTACTGTTACAGGCTTAGATGTAAGTGTAGTGCCAAGCAAATTAACAGTAATAAAATCATCTGAATTAAATGCTTATCAAGATGCTAATGATGCTACTGAAGATTTATATTGGAAGACTATGGGTACTCACAATACTAGTCATATTACTTGGTCTTCTGGACAAGGTGGATATTATTTTCAATTTGTAACTGGTGGAGAGTATATGATTTATTGCACACTAGCAGTAACAAATTCACAATCTAATGACAGATTAAACTTTTTAGGGTATGTAACTCATATGAGCGGAAGTAATCAGCCAATATATGCTTACGGAATTGGTGGTACATATATCAGAGATGATAACTCACCTTATGATAGTGGTGGTCTTGGTGGTGGCGTAAGATTATTTGTAAATGCTGGTGAGAGAATAAAAATAAATACAGAACTACTTGATACAGAAACATCATCTGGTTCTGCTTTTTTTGATACTACAAAATCAAAAATCTTAATTGAAAAAATAACATATAGTACAACATAGGAGAATAAAATGATAGACTATAAAGAATCTAAGAAAGCTAAAAGAAGTGTTCTTAGTAAAAGTAAAGTAATAATAAGAGAAGCAGTTGAAGAAGTAAAAGATAGCAAAGGTAAAATTGTTCAATCTTCTGCACCTGAAGACAGCTATGAAGTAATTAAAATAAGTACAAAAGCTTATAATCCTAAAACAGGAAGCAAATTAGCTGATCAGGTAATTGAATACAGAAAAGAAGAAGTTGATGAACAAATTTCAGGATTGCAATTACAAATAGATAGAATTTCTGCTGAAAAAGAATCATGGGAAGCTATTAAAGCTGATTATGAAGCATTGGATTCAGAATAGAGGAAATAGCTTAGCTGAATTTGCTGTTACAATGGCTATAATGGCTACATTAGCTACAACTGCTGCACCTGCGTTTAGTCGTATCGGTGAAGGAGCTAAAGCTAAACAAACTAAAGCAAATTTAGAAAAGATCACTAAAGCTTCTACTATGTGGTATAACCAACAAGTAGAACTTTATGGCATGGGTAAGTTTCCTAGTCAAGCACACAGAACTTCTGATGTAGGTGATATTGCTGACTACAACAATAATAGAAGAATAGAAACTGACGAATTATTAGATGCAGAATTTGTACCAGTATTTAGTGATACAAGTTTTTTACACTTGTTTGACAATGATACAATTAAGAGTCCTTATCAAGATGGTTTATATGCATACGCCATTATTGGTGGGGGCGGTACAGGCAATAATATCGTTAGTCCAATCTTTGTAGTAGTGGACACAGAAAACGTTGAAGACTTTTATAAATATTATAAGCCATGAATGACGATTTAAAAGATTATATATCAATTTTAATATTTTTATTTATAGTTCTTGGAGGGTTAGTATTTCTTGGAAGTTGTGATGCTGGATGGTCTATTGCAGGGTATGAAGTATGAGTGATGAAAAAACGTACAGGTCATATGGGGTCACTAAATTGGACGATAATTATAGGATTAGTCTTAACATCAAGTGGCTTGGGCAAATCATTGTGGGAGTTACTTTTATTGTGCTGGGCTACATACGTATTGAAAATCGCATTGGAGAACTTGAACGAAGAATGGAACTTGCTAATAGCGACATTGCCGAACTTGTAGAAAAACATATAGAAGAAGAAGAAGTAAAAATAACAAAAATGCAAGAGCAGTTAAAATGGTACGAAGAAGAATTAAATCTAAATCCACTAAGTTGGGGGAAGAAAAAAAGGAAAAGAAAATGAATCCAAACTATTGTGTAGAATGTGGTCAGCCAATAGAAAATACTGATGGTTGGTTATGTGAAAGATGTAAGCCTTGAAAAATTCAGATGAAATATTAGAAATCGTAATAAGAAGCGAAGAAAGATTAAAAACTATTTTTAATCGTGTAAATAAAATTGAAAATCATTTAGCTGAGCTAAATGGAAAAGTAGCTGAACATGAAAAATTTAAAATACAAATAAAATCATATTGGATAGTAATTTCTATCCTAACCCCACTAGCCATTTCGTTTATCTTAAAAATGATTTGACCCCTCGAATCGCAGTCTCTCTATTATTAATTAATAAGGAGAGTTATGCAAAGTATAATTGCAAAAGTCATTGAAAGAGAAGGTGGCGATAAGCTGACGAGAGATCCTTCTGACCCAGGCGGGACTACTAAATACGGAATTAGTCAACGAGCTAATCCTAATGTAGATATAGAAAATCTTACATTAGAACAAGCAGTCTCTATATACAAAGAAAAGTACTGGGACCCTTCAAGAGCTATTGATTTTCCAAAACAATTGATGGACATGTATTTTGACATGTGTGTCAACTTTGGACAATTCAAAGCAGTAAAAATAGTTCAAGAAGCAGTTAATCATAAGGGTTTATCTAAGCTAAAAGTTGATGGTCGTATTGGACCAAAGACAATCAAAGCAGTTCAGTCTTTAGAAAAAGACAGACTGCGTGCTTTCAGAGTAATGCATTATGCAAAAATTTGCATGGCGAATAAAAAGTTGATGAAGTATTACTATGGTTGGTTTAGAAGAACACTACACATATAAAGGGATAAATATGCCAAATCAAAACACAACTCCTCATATAGTAAAGGATATTGATGGTCATGTAATTGGGTGTCCTCATTGCGGTTCAAGGTCGATTCGTAAAGATGGATTTGATTATAAAGCTAATCATAAAAAACAAAGATGGTATTGTACTAGCTGTAACAGAAAAACATTAAAGCCAACAGTTTTAGAACAAAATCCTTTTGTAGTAGAACAACCTAAGCCAGAAGATATACCAATAGAAGATTTAATTAAGCATAGGTTAAAGCTATATAAGCAAAAGCAAGTAGCAAAAGATAGCAGAGAGCTTGTTAATATAGATATTAAAATGGATGGTCCAATAGGAATAGCACATTTTGGTGACCCTCATGTAGATGATGATGGTACTGACCTTTCTCAAATTATTGCTTATAGTGATATAATTAATGATACAAAAGGAATGTTTGCTGGTAACCTAGGCGATATACAAAATAACTGGATAGGTAGGCTTGCTACATTGTATGGTCAGCAATCTACATCTGCTAGAGAATCTTGGAAGCTTAGTGAATACTTTGTAAATAAGCTTAATTGGCTCTATTTAGTAGCTGGAAACCACGATGTTTGGTCAGGTGATGGTGACCCCCTAGAATTTATAATGCGTGACCATAAAGGCTTATATGAGCGTTGGGGTGCTAGAATGAATCTACGTTTTCCTAATGGTAAAGAAATTCGTATAAACGCTAGACACACTTTTAAGGGAAATAGTATGTGGAATTCAGCACATGGTGTAGCTAAAGCAGCACAAATGGGTTGGAAAGACCATATCTTAACTTGTGGTCATACACATGTAAGTGGTTATCAAGTTTTAAAAGACCCAGCTAGTGGACTTATAAGTCATGCATTACAAGTTGCATCTTTTAAGATACACGATAGTTATGCTGATAAGTTAGGTTTAGACGATAAAAACATTTTTAATTGTCCTGTCACAATTATAGACCCAAGGTATGATGATGATGATAATAGATTAATTACTACGCTATTTAATCCACTTATTGCTTCAGAATACTTGACGTTTTTAAGGAAAGATTATGACTCAAAAAAATGACAATCCTATAACACTAGATGACTTATCTCAACCAATTAGCTATGAAGAAGCTAGAGAAAATGAGTTTGAAGTAGATTGGGATAAGGTTTATGGAATGGATCAGTTTAGTAGAAAGTTAATAAGTCAAGGCAAGTTATCGCCTCCGATGAAAAAGAAAAATGGCTAGAAATAAAGCATATGACATAGTTGCATTTGAAGGTGGAATAAACACTCACGCTGATGCTAGAGACATTGAGGACAATCAAGTCGCAATGCTTAAGAATCTTATTGCAACAAACAAAGGAGTATTAAGAGCAGGGTATAGCAATAGTGCCTTAGATACTAGCTTGTATCCTGTTCTTGCTACAGGTGGAAGTCATGGCACATTAAATAATAAAAATATTTATGTGTATAAAACTGATTTTAATGCAGACAATAGTAATGTATTTACAGAATATTTATTATTTGCAAATAGAAGAAAACTATACAG